CAAGGTTGTAGCTCTTGCGGCACACAACGGGCTGTTGATTATCTTTGGTGAAAACAACACGCTTGTGTACGCCAACGCAGAAAGCCCTGCATCTATGGAGATACGTGATGCTATTCCGGGTGTTGGCTGTGTAGACCGTAAGAGTGTACAAAACATTGGTACTGATCTCTTGTTCTTAACTCAGACAGGTTTGCGTAGCCTCGGAAGAACCATACAAGAAAAGTCTCTGCCTATTACAGACTTGAGCAGAAACATTAAGCAAGAGATTATTGCAAACGTGCTGGCTAAGACTGAACCTGTTAGTTCTGTGTACAGCCCAGAAAATTACTTTTACCTGCTGTGTTTTCCAGACTTAAATCTAGTCTATTGTTTTGACGTTAGGGGCTTGTTGGAAAACGGAGCGTACAGGGTAACACGCTGGCCTAGTGTGAACTTCAAAAGTTTTGCTAGGGACAGGAACGGAGATATATACATTGGCACTACGTCTGGTGTAGGAACTTACGAAAACTTCTTGGACGCAGGTAGTCCGTATCGCTTTAGGTACTACAGCCCCGGCTTGACGTTTGGTGATCCCTCAAAGATTAAGATGCTCAAAAAGATTAGACCTACTATTATTGGTGGTAACAACTCTGACATACACTTGAAGTGGTCGTATGACTTTTCAGCGTTGATAAACACTGGAACCTTTAGGACAAGTGCTTCAATACCCGGATTCTACGGACAGTCTGAGTACAACGTGGCTGAGTTTTCTGAAGAGGGTACAGTAATTAGTAGGACAGGAATCAACACGACAGGCTACGGAACAGTAGTCAGCGTAGGTCTAGAGGCCGACATTAACGGGTACTCTTTGTCGTTGCAGGAAATGAATGTATTAGCTTTAGCAGGTAAAACGATATGATGAATTGGAATGATATATTAGGAGTAGGTTCTGCTATTGGCGGCGGGCTTCTTACTAAGCAGGCTTACGATAGGCTTGAAAGTATAGGTGAGCAATCACTATCAGGCTTTACAACCAAAAGCGGTGCACAAATACCCGGAGCTATACAGCTTGCTGCGGAAGGTCTTGGTCTATCTCAGTTTAGGCCGTTTACTGTTACGACTGCTACTGGTGGACAGTTTGGTGTAGCACCTGAAATAGACCCAGCGTCCGGCGTTGTCACTGGTATTGGCACTCAGATGCAGCTGTCTCCTCAAGAGCAAGCAATACAGCAAAGTTTGCTAGGACAAGCACAAACAGGCCTTACTGGTGGGGTTGTAGGTGCACCAGCTGCAGAGTCTGCTGGTCTAGCTTTGATGGGTCGTGGGCGTGAACAACTTCAACGAGATCCTTTTGGTATTCTTAATCAACAGTTACTAGCCCAACGAGCAGCAAACTTAGGTGGTATGTTCATGGGGCAAGTTGAAGCTCCTTTGGCTGGCCGCGAAACTGACATATACAACCGCATCAGGGCTACACAGATGCCTGAAGAAGAGCGTCAGCGTTTAGCTTTGGAAGAGAGGCTGGCTAGTCAAGGACGCTTAGGCGTTCAAACAGCAATGTACGGCGGTACGCCAGAGCAGTTAGTACTGTCACAAGCGCAAGAGGAAGCTCAGAACAGGGCGTCTCTTGCAGCTATACAACAAGCTCAAGCAGAGCAACTGCAACAAGGTCAACTAGGTGCACAGTTTGCAGGATTAGGTAGCGACCTAGCAGCACAGGAAGCAGCACTACGAGACGTACAGCAACAACGTGCTATTCAATCTCTAGCTGCTGGTCAAGGTATGTTGGCAGGCGGCTTAAGTCTGCAACAAGCACAACAACAACTTGGTATGGATGCCTTGTCCGGTGCGTACTTGCCACAAGCACAGCTTCTCAACGTACAACAAGCTGCACAGCTCTACCCGCAGTTGCAACAGCAAGCTCAGTTGTTTGGTACAGGCCAGTACGGTGAGACTATGATGAGTGGTCTTGAGGCCCGTTTGATTGCAGAGCAGGCCAGAGCTAATTTGCTGGGTGGCGTAGGAACAGGTTTGTTAAGCGGTTTGACTACACCAGTTCAGCAAAGCGGAGGCGGGGTTACTACTTTACTTGGTCAGATATTATCAGGTTTTTCTGATGTATCTTTGAAGAACAACATACAAAAAGTCTCTAATGTTAACGGCATCAACCTGTACACTTGGGATTGGAACGAAGAAGGTCAAAGGATTGCAGGTAATCAACAAACCTTTGGTGTTCTGGCTCAAGAAGTAGAAGAGTTTAGACCATCAGCTGTTGTTCGTGATGACCACGGATACTTAACAGTAGATTACTCTAAGCTACCAGAAGTTGCATCGTTAGTATTCCTAGGAGTTCAATAATCATGGCTAAATTTTCACAAGCATTTTTACAGGGACTTCTGAATCCTAGCTACCAGCAAGGGTTGTTTGAGGCTGCTCGTGGTCTTGGGCAGACTCCGGGTCTTATGCGTATGGAGAGACAGCGTAAGGAAGAGGAAGCAAGAAAACAGCAAACAGCAAGGCTTGTAGCAAGCGGTCAACAAATGGAAGACCAAGCAAAGTCTCTTGCTAATAGAAGACGCAACGAACTTCTTATGAAGCAGGCTATTCAAGAAGCTAATAGAGCAGGCGATACAGAAGCTATGAGAGCTATTGGACTTGGGGCGCTTGATCCTGCGGAGTACTTGAAAAGCAGGGCTACCTCTAGTGGCGTCGAAACTGTTTCTGTATCTCCCGGCGGTGCTCTGGTAGACAAAAGAACTGGCGAAGTGTTATACGAGCGTGGGTTTAAGCCTGCGGATACAGATGCTCCTAAAGTTTCTTTTGTCAAAACCAAAGATGATAAGCAGGTTCTGGTATTTGAGGGTTCAGATTTAGTCAACACGATTGAAGTCGAAGGCGACTCTAATGAAGAAATTGCGGCACGAGAGACAGTAATCTCAAGCACTTCAAACACACTACAAACGGTTAAAGAAGCTAAAGAAACCCTCAGACAGTCTTATTTGGGAATGGACCCCGGAGGCATTTCTGGTGCTTTAACCGGTTTGATTCCCGGCAGTCCTTCTCACGAGCTTATGACTAGCACCTATGTAACAATCGCTGGTAAAGAAGCGCTAGATGAAATTAATAGGATGAAGGCTGAAGCAGCAAAGTTCGGTTCCAGAGGCACTGGCTTAGGTCAGGTAACTCAGATTGAATTTTCGGCACTACAAGGAAACTTAGCAAAGCTAAATACAGGACTGACTGTTGAGAGACAGCTAGATCTTTTGAATAAAATTGAGCAGAAACTAGAGTCAACCCGAAGAATTGCATCCGGTGAGAACCCTATTGATGTAATTGATTTTAACGAACCCGTTTATATAGAGGCTGGGTATGTCAAAGAAGGTGGTGAGGTATACTACTTTGCACCCGGAGGTAAAGAGTTTATTTACAACAGAAACAAAGAAGCGTTTGTTCCGGTAGGGGGCTAATATGTCTGTTGAAGCTGCTCGAAAAAAACTGGAAGAAGAACGCCAACGTCTAGGCATAGTCACCCCCAATGAAGACTTGGGAGACTTCTCTATGACTTCTGCCAAAGAAGGTCTGGAAGCTGCCAGAGAAAAACTTAAGGTAGCTAGAGACAATTTAGAGATTGTTCCTGAGAATGATCCAGAGGGTGTGTTTGAGCGTATTATAGAAAACCCCTACCAACGCGCAGTAAAGCGTCAATCAGAAACGTTTGAGCGTATAGAAACGCCGGGCGCAACTAACACGCCTTCTGTAATTCTACAAACACTCAGCAACCCTATCTCAATGTCTATTGACATGGCGGCAAACGCTGTGGTAATGGGCGCGGAAGAAGCTGTTGGTATGCTTCTGCCTGATGACATGGAAGAAGCTGCTAAACAAAAGCTGATGGAGGCTATTAACTCCGAAGCAGGACAGGCGGCACTAGGAGCCTTAGCTGAAGGTGAGGCCGCTTGGGAGCGCTTCTCACAAGCTAATCCTAACGAGGCCGCTAACTTTGCTGGCTTTGCTGACATTTTCTTTGGTGTGCCTAGGGAGGTACTTAAAAACTTCAGCCCTGACCTCATACCAACGAAGATAAAAACAGTCGGTATGCGCAAAGAAGTAGAGCCAATAGAGGGCATTGACAAAGACGTTTACAACATTGCATTTTCAAAGCCCGGAGGCGGCAGAACGCCGGAGCAGGCTAAAAACGTCACAGATCCCCGTGGTATCTTAGGCGCCCAAAAGCAAATGGCAGATGAAACACAGTTGGCTGTTGTGGACGAGCTTAAGAAAGCTGGCGTCAACGGCAACAACACGCTCCAGCAAAACTTTAACAACATGATTAAATATCTTGATAACCTAGAAAACACTGTTGTTAAGATAAGTCGAAAAGTTAAAGACCCAATCGACATGACTGTACTGCGCAAGAACGTCGCGGAAGAAGTACAGCAGATGATCTCTAGCAACCCTGCTGTGTTTACAGCGACACCCAAGGCTATGCAAAAGAAAGTCACTGAGTTGGTGTCTCAGTTTATGACGCACGTACAGGAAAACGGAACCACTGCTGAAGGAATTATAGCGGCCCGTAGAGCGTTTGACTCTGATATGGAGCGCATGGGCATGGACTTAGGAACGTCAAAGACTAACACCAATATTCTGTTGGCTCGTGCTGTTCGCAATGCGGCTAACAAAAGCATCTTCTCTGTTGTTCCTCAAGCAGAGCAAGTGTTTGCTAAAATGTCCCGTGTTCTGTCAGTGTACGACAACGTAGCTATGAAGGCATCCCAAGAGGCTTCTACGTCTCTGGGACGCCTCGCGGCTGAATTGGGACTAGACAAGCTTATTGGAGAACGCGCAGGCAGTCAGGTGTTCAATATTCCGCTGGCTTTGGGTTACTCTGTTGTGGCCTCTCCTGTCGTAATGCTCCGTAGGGCTATTAAATCAGAGATGCCTGCCAAAGGTAGAGCCAAGATTGCCTATGCTGTTCGTGATATTAAAAACGAAATCAATAAAGGCATCCAGATGGTCAAAGATCCCCAGAGACGCGCATCGTTACTGAAATCTAAAGAGGCGGCGTGGGTTGCTTTGGAAGCGGCTGCTGCTAAACTGGAGCGAGAGTACGAAAAAACTACAAATAGCGGTTTAGTTAATTAAAAGAGGACAAGTGAGAAATGAAAGACAAAGACCACACAGTAAGCTACACATCTATTGACTACCACAGTATGTGTCAGAAGTCAAAGGACCGTGTAAAGAAGATGCAGGCTGAGGGAATACCTACGCCCCATGACCCGAAAGACAAGCCAGAGGACGCAGGTAAGCGTGAGGGATACTCAGTCCTATTCTTTGGTTAATCTACTATCTCCTCCCGCAGTCT